CCGGTGCTTGTGGGGTACACCATCCCCTACTAACTGAGGCGTTGGTAAAGTTTCAATCTGAAACAATTATGGAGACTTTTCCTGCACAGGGGCCAGTAAAAACTCAAATTATAGGTGAGAACACAAGAGAGAAAAAAGAAGCAGCCTCTCGTGTAAGAGCAGATATGAACTATCAACTAACTGAAAAAATGGTTGAGTATAGGCCAGAGCATGAAAGAATGTTATGGGGTCTTGGTTTATCAGGTAATGCGTTTAAGAAAGTTTATTACGACCCAAGTTTAGAAAGACAAGTATCTATATTTATACCTGCTGAAGATATTGTTGTTCCTTACGGCGCATCAGACTTAGAGACTTCTGAACGTGTAACACACGTCATGCGTAAAACACCTAATGATTTAAAAAAATTACAGGTGTCTGGGTTTTACAGAGATATAGATTTAGAAGAACCATCTGATTATTTAGATGAAATTGAAAAAAAGATAGCAGAAAAGATGGGGTTTTCTGCGTCTTATGATGATAGATATAAAATTCTTGAGATGCACGTAGATTTAAATTTAGCAGGGTATGAGGATAAAGATAAAAAAGGTAAAGAGACGGGTATAGCTCTACCTTATGTAGTTACTATTGATAAAGGCTCAAGTGAGATTCTTTCTATAAGAAGAAATTACCAACCTGATGATGACTTAAAGAAAAAACGTAATCACTTTGTGCATTATGGATACGTGCCCGGTTTTGGTTTTTACCACTTTGGTTTGATACATTTAGTCGGTGCGTTTGCTAAATCAGGCACTTCTTTGATAAGACAACTTGTAGATGCAGGAACTTTATCTAACCTGCCCGGCGGGTTTAAGACTAAAGGGCTGCGTGTAAAAGGTGATGATACACCGATAAGTCCCGCTGAGTTTAGGGATGTGGATGTACCAAGTGGGTCTATAAAAGACAACATAATGACTCTTCCTTACAAAGAACCTAGTCAGGTGTTATACACATTATTAGGGACTATAGTTGATGAAGGCAGAAGATTTGCAAGTGCAGCAGATTTAAAAATATCTGATATGTCTGCTCAAAGTCCTGTAGGCACTACTTTAGCTATTTTGGAAAGATCATTAAAAGTTATGTCAGCCGTTCAGGCTAGAGTGCACTACTCTATGAGGCAGGAGTTTAAATTACTAAAAGATATTATTAAGGACTACACACCAGACAAATATTCTTACAAACCTGAAAGTGGTAGTCCTATGGTGAAAAGGTCTGATTATGACATGGTAGAAGTTTTACCTGTGTCTGATCCTAATTCATCTACAATGGCCCAAAAAGTAGTACAGTACCAAGCAGTTATGCAGATGGCGCAGGCTGCTCCTCAGATATACAACATGCCACAACTTCACAGACAAATGTTAGATGTGTTGGGTATAAAAGATGCGGCTAAACTTGTTCCGTTAGAGGATGATGAGAAACCAAAAGATCCTCTAACAGAAAATATGAACGCCTTAAAATTAAAACCAATGAAAGCGTTTATGTATCAGGATCATGATGCCCACATATTGTCACACATGAACTTTTTAAACGATCCAATCGTA